AACAGGGGTCAAAGTTTCCCGTTTGTATCTACATTTTCACGCCGCAGGGTTTACGGATGCCAATCCGCGATGTTTATCACGATTTTAGAATAGGGTACAAACAATGAAACACGATGCAGTCAACCATCCAAAACACTACACAGGCCACCCCAGCGGCATAGAGTGTATCCAGGTAGCAAAATTTCATAGCTTTTGTATTGGTAATGCTATAAAATACATATGGAGGCATGAAAAGAAAGGTAAGCCGATTGAAGATTTGCAAAAAGCGGCTTGGTATATTAATGAGGAAATTAAAAAATATGAAATTAGTAAATCTGGTAAATAAGCGTTATGCAATGCTAACGGTAATAAAAAGAGAGGGTACTAATCCCTCAAAACATCCGACATGGCAATGCTTATGTGACTGTGGGAACCTCACCGTGGTAACTGGAAGCAATTTAAAAAGCGGTGGTACAAAATCTTGTGGTTGTTTAAAGTTGAATGATGGTAAAGCGTTTAACGCCATCGATATTGTGGGTGAACGCTACGGTAAACTTACTATTACCTCGTTGAATAAGCGCGAGAAAGGCACAGCCTATTGGGATTGTGTTTGCGATTGCGGAGGAAGTAATATTTTACCCACAGGGCATTTACGCTCCGGTCATACTCAATCTTGTGGATGTTTAGTTTCTGAAACATCTAGGATAAATGCATATAAAAATTTAGCAGGGAAGAAAAAAGTAGCACCTAACGGCACTCTTTCAAAACGAATTGGACTTGATAGATATATAAGAATTCACGATAAAGAACATGCAAGGTCTAGTGGCGGGTTTGTTCTTGAACATATAAAAGTAATGGAGGAAAAAATAGGTAGAAGTTTATTAGGTAAAGAAAATGTACATCATATAAACGGCGATAGGGGAGATAATCGACCTGAGAATCTAGAGTTATGGAGCACTTCACAACCACCAGGTCAAAGGATTTGGGAGAAAGCAAAGCATTATATTGGATTTTTAAATGAATATGAATTTAAATTTAATGAGATTGGATCACAGGATTTGGAAAAAGCCATTTGGTATATTCAACGGGAATTAGAAAAAAGGAAAATTAAATGAATCAAAACGATTATATAAAAGCAGGGCTGAAAATATTCGGCCTTTATGGGTTTACGGGTGATCAATGCGATTGCCCTAACCCGCATTGTGACGCAGCAGGAAAACACCCGATTACTTCAAACTGGCAGCACACACCTGATTGGTCACAAGAGCAGTTAGAAACAATGGAAGAAATGGGGCAGTTTGACAGCGGTTTTGGCGTGTTATGCACTGGCTATTTAGTTGTTGACGTTGATGCAAGAAATGAAGGCGTTGATGCTTTTATGGATTTATGCCGCGATTTAAAAATTGACTTATTATCAGAGGCAGGCTTTGCGGTTAAAACTGGATCAGGTGGTGGATCGATGCACCTGTATTTTAAAGTGCCAGAGAAAACAGCACTGGCGCAGCACCATGAAAATTATAAAGGCATCGATTTTAAATCATCAGGCTATGTTGTAGGCGCAGAGTCAAAACATAAAAGTGGCGCATTATATGAGTGTTTGCATGGTTCACCATCTGACATAAAAGAAGCACCAATTTCATTGCTTGAGCTGTTAGCTAAACCAGAATATCACCGCGCAGAATATAACGGCGTACAAATGGACGTGACAGACGACGACATTATAAATATGCTGAACTGTTACAAAAATGCTGATGTTGATTACGAGGAATGGATCAGATGTGGTATGGCAATCCATCACGTCACAAACGGTGACGGGTTCGGAATTTGGGACGAGTGGAGTAAAGCAAGCGAGAAATACGATTTTACAATGATGCGCAAACGCTGGCACTCGTTTGGGAAATCTGCAAACCCGGTGACACTTGGCAGCTTAATACATTACGCAGAGAAAAACGGTTATGTTCAATCAGTAGAATTCACCAGCGACCTGGTAGAAGAAGATCCAGTTGCTACCTTAGATACCCAAGGAATTGATTTAAAAAGGCCACCCGGTTTTGTTGGCGAGCTTACAAAGTGGATCAACGGACAATGTTTATATCCCCGTGAAAACCTAGCTGTAGCCGCAGCATTAACGGCAGTCGGTAACATTGCAGGTATGAGAACAAAAGACGCGCATGACGGCATGACCGCGAACATGTTTAGTTTTTGTATAGCTGGTAGCTCAACAGGCAAAGAAGCGGTGCAAAAAGCTTACAATCAAATCCTAAAAACAGCGGGTATTGCATCGGCTACACACGGCGCAATTAAATCAGAGCAGGAGATCATTAGAAACTTAACTAGACATCAGGCTAGTTATTATTGTATTGATGAATTTGGTTTGGTGCTGCGTAAAATAATGAATGCTTCAAAAGGTGGCGCTAGTTATCTTGAAGGTGTGATCGGTTTGGTAATGTCAATTTACAGCAAAGCGGATTCTTTTTTACCAGTATCAGGTGATGTAAAAGACGCGATAAAAAAAGAGCTAAACGACGAGGCCGCAAAATGCCGCAAAAAAATAGATGAAAATGAAGATAAACATGGCAGGTATACAGCAAGACTGCCGCAGGTTGAACGCGCATTGTCATCAATTGACCAAGGCTTAGAGCGACCATTTATATCAATTCTAGGGTTTACCACTCCAGTGACATTTAATGCACTGATGGAATATGAGAGCGCAACGAACGGGTTTTTATCACGTGCAATGATATTCGACGAGCCAGAAAACAATCCAAAAAGAAAGGCAAACTATAAACGCTCAGAGATGGGCGAGCAAATGCAAAATGCCATTTCCAACATGTACAATCCAGGTTCATTTAATGCACTGGATTTTGAATCACGTGTCGAGTTTTACGACGAACAACACAAAATTGAAACAAGGCCAGATGCGGCTTTAATGCTTGATGAGGTTTACCAATCATTCTGGGATATGGCAGAAGCGGCACAAAGTGATTCAGGTCTAGAAGCAATCCCAAGGCGCGGGTATGAACTTGTTGGAAAGGTTAGCCATATACTTGCTATACCTGATGGCGTTCGCACGTCTGAGCATGTCAGGTGGGCTTATGCGCTAGTGTTAGACGACATAAACAGGAAGATCCGCCTAGCTTATTCAAACATGAAAGAAAAGGAAGCACCTGGTGACTCAATAGCCATGAAAATTCAATCACTGCTAATCGGTTTTGATGAGCCTCAAACAGCAGGCGTGATCGCTAACAGATGCAGACCACATAAAAAAGAACAGGTCAACCAGATACTTGAACAACTTGTCGATGCTGGAAAAGTATCAAAAGCCAAAGGGAAACGCGGTTTTAGGTATGAGCTTTCATAACTAATAATTGTACGTTTTTTAAACAAAAGCCGCTTAAATGCGGTTTTTTTATGTCTTACGTAGTTAATCTAGTTTAAAAAAGATAATGGTTTACTAGCATGAAAGCTATATTTGGCGCGGGTTACAGGCTATTTAGTGAAAATAAATATTAATCCTTATATAGATACACAATAAAAAGATATTCACTACATGGTATAAAACACAAATTATGCCCTCTAAGGTATTAAATAAATATAGATAATTAGTATTATGCATTTATTTAATAAATTCATTATTAATATATTAATATATTAATATATAATTAACTAATATAAATAAAAAGACTTATAAATCAAAGTGTTATGTTTTTTAAATGTAGTAAATGCTGTAACTATGTATTACTAGGTTAACTAAGTAACGTTTTTAATCTGTTTTACTATTAATTTACTTTAAAATTTTATATAATTTATTTTTAATAAATAAAAGCGAATGATTATGGAATTTAATTTTGGAAGTTTATCAAGCAAAATAAGAGAGCAAATTAATAGTTTAGAGGTTGGACAAAGCAAAGTTGTAGAACCATTTGGAAAAGATTCTTATCAGCTTAGTTCTGTTACTCAGGCGATAGGCAGGTCACTTAACAGAAAATTTAGTTTAAAAACAAACAAAGAAAATAGCGAAATAACAGTGACTAGGGTTTCTTTGGTTAACCCACCAATTAATTACACCAAGTTCATTCAATCACAAATAGAAAAAATGGGCGTTGATGTAACAAAGGTTCTTAGAACCAAAGGAAAAGATACGTTTGGGTGTTCCCCTTTTGTATCTTCAATCGGTAGAAAGCTTGGCAGAAAATACAAACTAAAAACAGATAAAGAAACGAACACGATTTGGGTTGGTAGAGAATCTTAATATTTAAATACAAATAAGTGTTTACATTCTAATTTGTATTTACTATTATATTGTTACTGAAACAAAACAAGCAGGAAGAAAAAAAATGAAAACATTTACTAGCTCATCAACTATTAATAAAGATTTTTCGAGAATATGGATAATTGAGGCAGACGCAAAAAGAGAAGGACTTTACAAAATGGGTCAGATTCAACTTATCACAGGTCAAAAACCTAGGAAGTTTTCTAAATATTTTGGTAAATGCAACCAAGCAACAATATTAGAATTATCTAAAAATATGATTGAAGTAATCTAAACCAACAGCCCCTACGGGGGCTAATTTAAGGAAGTATTAATGTTTTTATCACAGGGCAAGTTTTACACGTTAGACGAGTTGATTCAGTTAATTAGGAGTAAGCAGGTATGAATGATTTAGATTGGAATGATTATTTTGATAATGACCGCGAAGCTGGTGGAGAGGAAGAGGAATGAGAAAAATTAAAACATTGTTGCAGCCGTACAAGTCATTTTATGCGGCTAACAAAGATTTAGGTGTTAGCCTTGGGCAATTGCAGAGATGGCACCGCCTGGGCGCGTTGGTTGATTCTGACGGGCAGGTTTGGATTAAAACGGCAAAGCCAATTAAGGGGTGGGAAGAATGATTATTGAAATAAGAAATGCAAAATATTTACCGGGCACGTATCACATGATCATTTGTGGAATTTATATTGTGTTTGATAAGGCAGAACTGTCTAGCACTGAAAATTTAAACCTTTTTAATAATGATCGTTTTATTTGTTTGATTGATCATGAAAAAAGGGATGAAGTTTTACAGCTTATGCACGATGAAGGTATTGAAGTTTTAAAAGATGCTTCACTATTATGAAAAGAACCAAAAAATATAACCCGCTCAAGCAACTTGATCTGGTTGCAAAGCAAGCGTTAAAGAATGCAGCAGTTGGGTATGTCACTGGTAGTGAAGGATGTAAATTAATTGATTTACGCAATAAGCAAGTTTCTTATGCTTCACACACAACGGTCAAACTTATATCAACATTGCGTCATAAGTGGTCTGTTTTCATAGCAGTGTTTGGGATTGATAGCACAGGCCAGAAGTATATGAAGTCTGAAGAAATAATAGTGAATCGACCTGTTTTACAGTCTGAGTTATCTGACATATTAAACGAGAAACATTTAGCACTTGGTAAGAATTTCAACAAAAAGCATTTGATTAATTATGGTTGGATTGGCACACCTTTTTTAAAAGAGTGGCAAGAGTCAGAAGCATTTGATTTGCTAACCAATTTAGGTGCGTTTGAATATAGATTAGAGGAGAAAGAAGATGAATATACATATTGAATTAGTTAAAAAATGGTTAGCTGATAACGATTCAGTTAGTCAAGAAGAATTAAAAGATAATCGCGCTGCTGCTTATGCTGCTGATGCTGCTTATGCTGCTGATGCTGCTTATTGGGTAAAACGCTATGACAAATTAAAGGAGAAAGAGTAATGATTAGGTACGATTTAATAGTTAAGAAAGTTGACGGGTGTGCGTCAGCTAGAGTAGAAAAACATGAAGTAGGTTCATTCGTTAAATATTTCGATGTTATGGAACGCATTGCAGAGCTTGAGAATCAATGGATAAGTGTTGATGATGAAATGCCTAGCGCAGAACACGCAATGGTTATCGTGGACTATTACGGTGGTAACGTAAGTGTAGGATACCCCCACAAAGGAAAAATCCTAGACGAACCTATGGGCATGTTATTTAACGGTGTAACCCACTGGATGCCATTACCTGATCCGCAAAAGGAGCAAGAATGATAAATATAAACTTATTACATACACAGGCTCAAATGCCACAGCGCGGTTCTGATGAGTCTGCTGGGT